AAGATTTATTAGAAAAAGCAGCAGAGGAAATTGAAAACCTGTATGGTAGAGAAACACAATTATCCGAAGAAATCAGAAAATCTTTGGACAGTTAACTTAGAATTTTAGCGGAGGTAGTGAAATGTTGGTATTGCCTATAAAAAAGAAATGGTTCTATATGATTCTTACAGGCGAAAAAAGAGAGGAATATAGAGATGTCAAGCCATATTACACGACACGATTGAACAAGATATTTAACATGGTTGACGATATTCCATTGGATTATGCAGAAACACAGGTGCGATTCACGAATGGATATGGTTATAAAGTTCCTGCATTTATTGCGGACTGTCACTTGGAAAAGAGAACCGGAAGAAAAGAATGGGGTGCTGAACCTGATAAAGAATACTATGTTTTAGTAATCGAAAAAATCAGATGGAAGAGCATGGACAATTTAGGTGGATATTTAACTGTCTAAACTGAACTTTCATGTAAAAGGAGAAACATATGAAAAATATCAAAGAAACGATAAACAATGATGCATATTCGCACAGTTGTAACTGCCCGGTATGCAAGAAAAATATTTCCAGAGATTATGAAGAAAAGACATTCTTTTGCACGCAATGTGGTACCAAGTTACATCAAAGAGCATTTACGGAAGAGAAAATCCAGCAGGCACTTTTTGACGAAGAAATGGATAGATACGAGGATTAACCATGTCACAACTTATTATATTTCAGTCCGGCGGATTTACGAATCACGGAATCAGCTATCGAAAATATAGTCCAGAAGAATTGGAGGAAATAAGCAAAATGAAAGAATTTCCGATTATGACGAAAAAGGGCAAAGAATATATTCCCTACGATATCATTAAACCGCATGAAGAGCAGGCATTAAAAAATCACTGTGGTCAGACATTAGACAGATTAGCAGCCAGAGGAGGTCTGTCTTGGTCGGAAGCCTATGCTGTTCTAACAGACAGCAAATTCACTTATAGAGATCAGTATATTTCGGAAGAATTTTACGAGAAAAAGGTAAAAGAGATAGTATCAAATGCAAAGAGAGGTATAAACATGAGTAAATATTGTCATAGCAATGACGGAGAACTTTATTATGGGGAATTTGACACAGAACAGGATGCACTAGAAGATGCAAAAGAAAGCTATCCGGGTGAGAGTGAAATTTACATCGGAACATGTACAAAGCCGATATTTAGATGGGATAGTTGCGAGGGAGAAATTATTGATTCCATCAAAGAAAATCTGTCTGAAGATGTGGGGGAAGCAGCAGAAAATTTTGAAGTTTCTGTTGAACAGGAACTGGAACTTGCGAGGATGATTGATGAAACCGTCAAAGCGTGGATAGAACAGGAAGAGATAGAGCCATCTTGTTACTGTGTTTTGGATGGTCATATTGTTTCTTTAAACTGAACATGAGGTAGATATGATGGTGAATAAGAGAAAGGCAATACCAAAAAGCATTAGAATGACAATATATCAGAAATGCGATGGACATTGCGCTTATTGCGGATGCAGTCTGGAATACAAGGATATGCAGATTGATCATGTGATACCATTGAACGGATGGAGCGAGCAGGGAACAGACACAGTGGATAACATGCTTCCTGCCTGCCGGAGCTGCAATCATTATAAGAGTCGGTCCACACTTGAAGGATTCAGAAAGATGGTAGAAGCCATGCCTGATACACTGATGCGTGACAGTACTACATACAAGAATGCTGTAAGGTTTGGGCTGGTAATTCCGAACAAAAAGCCAGTTGTTTTCTACTTTGAGGAAAATAACTAAAAATGGAAATAGTTGAAACTTAGAAATTAATGGAGGATACAAAAAAATGAAAAATGGAATTCACGGAAACAGAGAACAGCTTGAGGAATTATCAGTGAATAGGATCCTTGGTGAATTATATGATAAGGCGAAAGCTGAAAATGATGGGAAAGTTCATATAAGAGAAATTGAGGACGGACATATTGGAGATACTATAGAACTTTATTAATAATCACTTAAACTGAACTTTAACTGATAAAAAGAATGATGATTGGGCGGTAAAATAGTGGATTTTTAAGTGTTCGTAATTGATTTTAACAAGAATGTGCGGTAAAATCAAGGAAAAGGAGGTATGTATCATGTTAGAATTAAAAGTACAAGTAAAATTTGCAGAGATTTTGATAAAACTTAAGGAGAGAAAGGCAACAGCTTATGATTTAAGCCAGCTTATTAGATTGGTTAAAGACAATAAAAAGGAGATACCGGATGATATTAAGCTTGTTATACTGAGTATTCCAAACATTGTGTTAAAAGATAATTGTGTACTGAAAAACAGTGTTGGAGAATGGACTAGTAAAAATGGAGAATATTTTGCCAACAATTGTATTGGACTAGAGGAGTGGAAAGAAAAGTTTAATAGTAAATATTTTGATTTGGGTGATATGAGTGACTTTATGAATTATGTGTTAGAAGATTCAGAACGATTAAATAGTGATTTTTATTTAAGAAATCCAGAAGTAACATTGGAAAATGATGTATATATAAAATATGAAGAAGAGTTTCAAAATGAGCAGGTTATATATGCGATGGTACTCGAAAAAGCACTTATGATGTAACCTTAATTTTACTATGATATGTATATAAGTTAGCGCCGTAGAGCCGAATGTATGAGACTTAAGTGTCTTGTACGTTAGGCTCTTTTTATTTTGCATAGAAGAGAGGAGGTATGACATGGCAGGAAAGAAAAATCCATTAGCTGATAAAGCATATGAGATGTATAGGCAAGGAATGAAGCTAGTAGATATAGCTTCTGCCCTCGATGTACCTCCGGGAACGGTTAGAAGATGGAAAAGCACACATGGATGGGATAGCGAACGTTCGGAAAAAGAAAGCGAGCGTTCGGCTACGAAGCGAACAAAGAAAAGGACTCCGATTGATGATGGTACGAAAGAGACTCTGCAGAACGATGACCTCACACCGGAACAGCAGATGTTTTGTATATATTACAGTAGGACTTTCAATGCGGCGCAGAGCTACCAGAAAGCGTATGGATGTAGTTATGAATCAGCGATTGCAAACGGTTCACGATTGCTAACAAATGATAAGGTTCGAGCGGAAATTAAACGTCTGAAAGAAATCAAGCGCCAGCAGATAGTAGCCGATGCAGATGATATTGTGGAATTACAGATGAGGATTGCTTTTGCAGATATTGGAAATTATGTCTCGTTCGGGCAGAAAGAAGTAACTGATATAGAGACAGACGAAACATATATGGTCAGCGTGGTCGATCTGAAAGAATCCAAAAACACGGATACACAGCTCATCCAAGAAGTTAAGCGTGGAAAAGATGGAGTTTCGGTGAAACTGGCAGATAAGCAAAAGGCTATTGACTGGCTGTCGAAGTATTTCCTCGTACATCCAGATGATAAATATAAAGCAGAATTTGATAAAAAGCGTGCCGAAGTCAGCGACAATTCTGGAGCACAGATTTTGCAGAATATGCAGACGATAGCGGACATCTTGCAACACCCGGTAGCAAACCGGAGTATATCTGATCTGGAAGAAGGTGATGCGGATGAATAAACCGGCACCATTAAGCCAGAGACAGTATGAGTATATGCAGAGATGCATGATTAGCTGGTTCAACGTGGCAGAAGGCGGTAAGCGAGGTGGGAAGAACGTGCTTGCAACGATGATCTTCTGTTCCCTGCTTGAAACGCACAAAAACAAGATACATTTGGTAGCAGGCGTATCGAATGCGACCGCAAAGCTTAATATCCTGGACTGTGACGGATATGGATTGCTCAATTACTTTGAGGGCAGACACCGCGAGGGAAAGTATAAGGATCGTGACTGCGTTTATGTTCAGACCAAGACTGGGGAAAAGATTGTGCTTATATCCGGTGGAGGTAAGGACGGAGATGAGAAGCTTATTAAAGGTAACACCTATGGCATGGCGTATGTCACAGAAGCGAACGAATGCCACCCGAAGTTTTTAAAAGAGGTGTTCGACCGTACGCTTTCCAGTTCCGACCGTAAGATATTTCATGATCTGAACCCAAAAGAGGAAGAGCATTGGTATTACATGGAGATTCTAAAGTTCCACGAAGAGCAGCAGGAGAAAAACCCAAGCTATGGTTATAACTACGGACACTTCACTCTGGTGGACAATATGAGCATGACGGATGAGCAGATCAGAAAAGTTCTTAGCACCTATCAGAAAGGCACTGTGTGGTATAGGCGTGACATTAAAGGCGAACGAGCAGTTGCAGAAGGAATCATTTTCCGTAAGTTTGCAGAGAACAATGAACCATATCTGTATGATGAGGATACAGATCCATTGTTTGAAAGGGATTTGAAAGGGAAATTACTTCACCGCCCATCAA